TTGACCGAGAAGCAGAAGCGGTTTTGTGATGAGTATTTAATAGACTGTAATGCTACAAGAGCATACAAGGCTGTATATAATGGTGTAAAGACAGACGATACAGCTAGAGTTTGTGCCTCAAAGCTGTTAACAAATACTAACGTAAAATCTTATATTAGTGAGCAATTAGAAAAATTACATAATAATAAAATAGCAGACGCAAGAGAAGTTATAGAATATCTTACTTCTGTAATGCGTGGAGAAAGTGAAGCCGAGGTGCTTGTTGTTGAGGGGCGAGGCGAAGGATATTCAGAAGCTAGGAAATTCAAAAAGGCACCTGACGAGAAAGAAAGGTTAAAGGCGGCAGAAATGCTAGGTAAATATTACACACTGTTTACAGAACGAACGCAGGTTGATGGAATAGCGCAGGTTCAGATTTTAGACAATATTCCAAAGGGTGATGATAGTGGTTAGCTTAACAGACCTTATCGCGCCCTCTTTTTACGCTCTGCACCATGATGTAAAGCAAGGCAGACATACACACTACTGGCTAAAGGGCGGCAGAGGCAGCACAAAATCTTCTTTTATCAGCGTGGAAATTGTGCTTGGTATAATGAGTAATCCGGGCGCTAATGCCGTTGTAGTTCGCAAGGTGGGTCTTTATCTTAAAGACAGTGTATATGAACAGCTTGTGTGGGCGATAGAAAAGCTCGGGGTATCACACCTTTGGCAATTCAAGCTGTCTCCGCTTGAACTGATATATCTTCCCATGGGGCAGCGGATATTATTCAGGGGAGCAGATAAACCCAAGAAACTGAAATCTACCAAGGTGCACAAAGGATACATTCGTTATATTTGGTATGAGGAAGTGGACGAATTTGGAGGTATGGAAGAGATACGTACGATTAATCAGTCGCTTATGCGCGGAGGTGAAATGTATAATGTATTTTACTCTTACAACCCTCCGCAAAGTCAGCGGAACTGGGTAAATGAAGAGGTATTGACAACGCGAAGCGACAGAGTGATACACCACAGCACATATTTAAGCGTTCCTCCTCAGTGGCTCGGCGAACAGTTTATTTTGGAGGCGGAGCATTTAAAGAAGACGAAACCGAGTAATTATAACCACGAGTATTTGGGAGAGGTTACCGGAACGGGCGGCGAGGTGTTTACAAACCTTGATGTTCGCGAGATAAGCGAAGAAGAGATTGCGGTTTTTGACCGGATCAGGCGGGGAATTGACTTTGGGTATGCGGTTGACCCGTTTGCGTATCTCGTCTGCCACTATGACAAGACACGGAAGCGGCTGTACCTCATGGATGAAATATACAAAGTCGGCTTGTCAAATCGTGCGGCGGCGGAGTTGATCCAAGGGCGCGAGGTGTATGACGGTTACATTGTCTGCGACAGCGCAGAGCCTAAAAGCATAGCGGAGTTAAGAGGATATGGCCTTAAAGTACGCGGAGCAAAGAAAGGGCCCGATAGTATTGAGTATGGTATTAAGTTCCTGCAGTCGCTTGAAGCAATAATTATCGACCCTGTGCGGTGTCCGCATGCTGCCAACGAGTTTTATAACTACGAGCTTGAACGTGACAGCAGAGGTGAGTTTAAAGCTTCTTACCCTGACAAGGATAACCACACAATTGACGCGGTTAGGTATGCGCTGGAAGATGATATGAGCAACAGAGGTATTGAGATAAGAAGCAGGAAGGAGCTGGGTATATGATAGTTGACGCTGAGACGGTAAAAGAGGTTGACGGAAGAATATTGGGAAAGCTGATTAATAAACGTGCTGAAGATACGGCACGGCTTATCAAGCTTAAAGATTATTATTTGGGAAAACATGATGTGCTTTATCGAAGACCTAAAGGCAAAGGCTTGCCGAACAACAAAACGGTATGTAACCATGCGAAGTACATAGTTGATATGACACAAGGTTATTTGCTTGGCGCGCCCATTGCGTACAGTGCGTCAGACGGTATTGATATCGGACCGTTAAAGGAAGCATACTTTGAAAGTGAGATACAAAATACAGACAGCCGGATTGTACGGGATATGTCTATTTACGGGCATTCATATGAGTTGGTTTATGCGAATGAAGATTCCAAACCGAAGTCTGCTGTGCTTGAACCGCGGCAGGCGTTTATTGTTTATGATGATACTGTAGAGCAAAGAAAACTGTTCGGTGTGCATTACTACACGATAACAGATATAGACGGTCTGGAAGTGGGTAAAGTCGCTAATGTTTATACAGAAAACGAGGTTATAAAATACCGAAGCACAGGGGGAGGGAGCGTTTATGAAGAAATAGAGAGGACGGCGCATTCATTTGGCAGGGTGCCGATGATTGAGTATATCAACAATGAAGACAAGCAGGGCGATTTTGAACAGCTTATCGGTCTTATAGACGCATACAACACGCTGATGAGTGACCGCGTTAATGATAAGGAGCAGTTTGTAGACGCTATATTGTTCCTTAAAAACATAGAGGTTGACAGCGAAAAAGCCAAAGAATTATTGACTGAAAAAATAATGATGTCTTTCACGCCGGACGCGGAAGCAAAATATTTACAAAAGGTTCTAAACGAGACTGATGTAGAGATACTGAGGAATAATATCAAGGACGATTTACATAAATTTTCATTAACGCCCGACCTCACAGACGAGAATTTCGGCAATAACCTTTCCGGCGTTGCTATAAGATACAAGCTTTTGGGGTTTGAACAGCATGTTAAGAATAAGGAACGGTTTTTAGTTCTTGGACTTAAAGAAAGATTTGACCTATATGTCCATTATTTATCTTTACTAAGCCGTATGAGTGTAGTAAGTTCGGGAGATGTTGACTTTATCTTCAATCGAAATCTTCCTGAGAATAATTTGGAGCTGGCACAGACGATTAATTATCTGCGCGGTCTTGTATCTGATGAAACATTGCTTGAGCAGCTTGATTTTGTGTCCGATTCAGCGGAAGAAATGGAGCTTGTGGAAAAGCAGGAGGAAAGCCGCGTAGAGCGCGAGATAAAGCGCGAGGAACTTTACAGAAAGAGCACGGGCGCGGATTATACAGCGCTTGAAGATTTAACTGATGAGAAGCGCTGATTATTGGCTGAGAGTTGCGCTAATGCGCGAACTTGATGCACACAACCGCGGAGCATACACAATACAAGAGCTTAGGCGTATGTATGACAGTATCATAAAAGATATCGACAAAGAAATAAAAAAGATATTCAACACATACAAAAATGGTGTACAAATCACAGCCGAGGAAGCCGAACAGCTTATTAATAAAGCGGAGCAGAACCAAATAGCAGATAGGCTGTCTGAAATATTAAAAGACACGGAAGATCCAAAACAGCGGCTTGAACTTATGCGCAAGATACACGCGCAGGCATACGGGGCAAGAATTAGCCGTTTAGAAGCGGTTAAGCTTAATGTATATGCTTATTTCAAAGAAAAGGCACTAACGGAGATAGAGAAAACTAAGACTTTATACAACACGGTTATAGAAGAAAGCTATTACAGAACCGTTCACGACATAGCAAAAGGCTGTAATGTAGGTGTATACTTTTCTCTTATACCTAAGCGCGCAGTTAATGAAATGCTTGAGAGTAAGTGGCATGGCGAACAATTTAGCGATAGAGTGTGGAATAACACGGCAAAGGTCGCTGAGCAGTCGCAGAAGATAATTACAGAAGGGATAATGAGCCATGCGGGATATACGCAAATGGCTGCCCGGCTTGCTGAGATAATGGAAACATCAAAGTATAACGCGCAAAGGCTGGTTAATACGCAGGTCAGTTATTTCATGAACATGGCTGAATTGAGGGCTTATGAAGAATTAGGAATAGAGCAATACAAATATCTTGCAACGCTTGATGAGAGGACGTGCGAAAGCTGTTCGCCGCTTGATAATAAGATATTTAAAGTCAGTGAGGCGGTAGGTGGTGTAAATTATCCGCCTATGCACCCGCATTGCAGATGTACAACAACAATGCCGACAGACTATGCAAGACGCTGGGCGCGCGACCCTCTGACAGGCAAGGGCTATAAAATAAAGGGTATGAGTTACAATGAATGGATTGAGAGCCTGACAGATAAGCAAAAAGAAACGTTTGATAAACATGTTGTTATGTATAGAAACCGCAGTTCCGATAAAATTTTATATGAAAAATACAGTCAAATTTATGGTAAGGAATTTCCAAAAACTTTTGACAAATTTCAAGATATAAAGTATAATTATGCTAGCCAATGGGAGACGTTTAAGAATGGAAAACAAGACCGTTTAAATATGATGAGATTTGATGATATGAGCGGGCTTGTTGGGAAACTTGGTAATAAAGAGGTTAGATTATGGTATAAAGCTAAGGATGAAAATATACCTGGCTTGATTGACAGAACTCGGGCTTTAGAACAGCAAGCGCGCCAGGCTTGTGGGTTAAGAAATAATTATAAATTTCAGGCACGCGAACTTATGAAAGACAAAGCTGCAAGGAAATATTTAGACGAAAACGAGCCATTTAAATCGTTTGAGGATTTAGTCGATAAGAAAAAAATGAAATATAAATCTTACGACGATATTTATAAAGATATAATACGTAGCAGTGCAACAACAAATAAGTCCTATGATGAAAAAGCGGGATTGAAATGATGAGGTGAATATATGAAAGCATTTATCAGAGATAATACAATACTAATAGAAAATTTTGAGTTGAAGTCAGAGAGACCAATTTTTGAGGCTATTGTGAAAGAATTCAAATCAAATAATAATATCGTCATTAAACGTGAGATTATGGGACCGTCTGAAGACATTGTGTCTGCCGAATATAATAATGGCGAGATATTCTTATGCTATGATGTAGATTATGAATTGTGTCCTATTAGGTGTACCGAGAGCAATATACAGCAAGTTTTTGAGATTGTAGATAAAGTTATAAATAATTAATTAAGCATCTTTGCAAATGCAGGGTGCTTTTATTATGCCCAAAAATGAGGTGATGACATGAGGTCAAGAGACCCAACAAATTAATTAAAATAAATAAAGATGATGAGCGGAGACGCTCTTTTTTTATACCCAAAATTGAAAGGAGGATTTTAAATGGCAGAAAATGCAAAACAGACAGGCGGCGCTATGGTAACGCCCCAAACAGGACAAAATGTTGCAGACCTGGCAACGCCGACCGGACCTACAGAACCGGCCGCAGGGACGGCTGTCAACGCGGGCGGCACCGATGACGTTCAATCCAAAATTGATGAAGCATTAAAGGCGGCGCGCAAGAAGTGGGACGCAGAGCTTGAAACAAGGTTGTCGGAAGCAATAAGCGAAAGTGAACGTCTTGCCAAGCTGAACGCGGACGAACGAGCAGAAGCCGAGCGGCAAAAGGAGCAGGAAAAATTTGAGAAAGAACGCGCGAAATATGAGCGTGAAAAGCTTGAATTTGAAACGGGTAAATCACTTATGGACAAAGGACTTTCGCCTCAATTCGCTTCATTTTTGGCGCAGGACAACGCCGAAACCACAAAGGCGAATATAGACGCGTTTGAAAAGGCGTTTAACGAAGAGGTGCAAGCTGCGGTTGTCGATAAGCTGAAAGGAACTGTCCCAAAGGCGGGGACAGACAAAGCCGCTGCAATAACGCAAGAGGCTTTTAACAAAATGAGTTATGCAGAGCGCGTCAAGCTGTATAACGAGGACAAAGAAACTTATGAAAAATTAACAGGAGGTAATCAATAATGGCAACAGGAACAACGAAGCTTGAAAACATGGTAAATCCCGAGGTTATGGCGCCTATGGTATCGGCAAAGCTTGAGGCAGCTATGAAGTTTGCCCCGCTTGCGACCATTGACAGAACATTGCAGGGAAAGCCGGGCGATACCGTCACGCTTCCAAAGTATGCGTACATAGGTGACGCGGAGGACGTGGGCGAGGGCGAGGCTATTCCGATTGAGAAAATGGCGACATCGACCACAAAGGTAAGCGTTAAAAAGGCAGGCAAGGGCGTTGAGCTTACGGACGAGTCCGTTCTAAGCGGCTATGGCGACCCTATGGGCGAGGCGGTAAATCAGCTTGGGTTGTCAATAGCAAACAAGCTTGACAATGATGTGCTTGCTGTGCTTGATAATATCATATCCGCTATGACAGTCGGAGATGGCACGGCAACGCTGACTTCAAACTTTATAGCGGACGCACTCGTTAAATTCGGAGAGGACATAGACGGTGAAAAGGTTCTGCTTATCGCTCCGGCACAGCTGGCGGAGCTTAGAAAATCCGAGGACTGGATTAAAGCGACCGACATCGGCGCGGATATTATAATTAAGGGCACGGTCGGCATGATACACGGCTGTCAAGTTGTGCTTTCTAACAAGATTAAGGCGGAGAACGGCGCTTATACGAACTATATCGTTAAGCCCGGTGCGCTTGCGATTTACCTAAAGCGCGATACCGAGATTGAAAATGACAGAGATATTGTTAATAAAACCACGGTTATCACAGCCGACAAGCACTATACAACGCACATCGCGGACGACGCCAAGGCCATCAAGATTAGCGCAAAGGAGTAATACCCTATGGGAATGTTATTAAGCAGACACAGGAAAGCAAGAAAAGCCGTATCTGACGATAAGCCGAAGGCGGAGGTGAGAACCAATGTTAAACAAAGCGAACGCGCTAGAAACCGCAAAAATGCTTCTAGGGATAGAGGGGGACTGCAGGGATAACCTGCTGTCCTTTTTAATTGAGGATAACATAAATCTGATTTTAAACTATTGCAGAATATCAGATTTTCCGCAAGAGCTTGAAAGCCTTTTGCCGGTTATGACCGCCGACCGATATAGGCGCGCAAGCTATGGGCAGGAAAAAGCAGACAAGGTTGTGAAGTCGGAAACACAGGGCTCTGTAAGCAAAAGCTATGAGGACAGTACGGCGAACGACAATCATTTTCTCAATAATTACCGCGAGAGATTAAAGCCGTTTATTAATCGTAAAGGGAGGGTTCCGAGTGATTTTGATGAACCTGAAAAAAACGATTGAGGTATACAGCGGCGCTGAACTTAAAGCTGAAATAACAGCAGATATTCAACCATACAGCGGAGGTCTAGCACAGGAAGAATACGGACTTGAAATTGAGACTGTAAAGCGTATTTACTGCGAGCCTTGTACATTTCTTGAAGAAGGCGCCAGGGTCGCTTTGAAAGGTGAAAATATAAGCTATACAGTAAAGTATGCCGAACATTGGGACGATTATACAATGGCTCTTTTAAACAAGCTGCCAACAGCCGTAAAAGATGAGAGCGTTAACGTTAACACGGGAGAGAACGGCGCAAGTGATATATATGGGGGTGGGTTTTATTGATTGATTTAATTCCACAAGTGAAAAAACTGCTTGAAGGCACAGGAATAACGATTAAATATGGCACGGAGTTTCATTTTAACACCGTGCCTATTATCACGTTTAGAAAAGTGACAACGGACGAAGGTTTTCACGCTGATAACGCCGAGCAGTCTCAAGTAAGCAAGTTTGCAGTGGATATTTGGAGTAATTCGCCCGTTCAGTTATCCAATATAGGCGTTAAGGTCAATGAGATAATGCAGTCGGACGGCTGGACAAGAACTTATGACTACGATGTTCCCCGGCAAAGCTCTGATGAATTATATCATTTATCTCAAAGGTATAAAAAAGAGGTATTTTTTTAAAATGAGGGGTGACAATGGGAATCAATATTGAAATTGATGGGCTTGATAATATATTGGGCAACTTAGAAAATATATCATCTAAACTTGACGGCGCTGTGCAAAACGGGGTGGCAAAGGGCGGCAAAGCTATACAAGCCCAGTGCAAAGGCGAGTGTCCTGTTGGTGATACAGGTGCTTTAAGAAACAGCATTGTGGAAGAAACAACAGGCGGAGACGGAGAATATACATCTGAGATAGGACCCACGGCTGATTATGGTATATATGTTGAACTGGGTACAGGTATTTACGCCGGAGGACGACAAACGCCGTGGAGGTATCAGGACAGCAAAGGACAATGGCACACGACCAGGGGGCAAAGGCCCCATCCGTACATGGAACCCGGTTTTGAAGCCGGGAAAGATGAAGCGGTTGAAATATTAACTAATGAGGTACAAAAAGCAATAAATTAATTTTAGGAGGTCATTAATATGGCAGTAAAAGAAATAAATAAACCACATTCAAAAATTGGTGTATCAAATTATACCTTTTTTCCTATAACAGCTGATGATATAGCAACAGGGAAGACTACATACGGCGAGGCGGTGACCTTGCCAGGCACGGTTGAAATCGCTCCAACAGATTCAGGTTCTACCTCAACATTTGACGCAGATAATGGAGCATATGAGGTAGATTCATATGTTGAAAAAATGGGTCATGAAATCACCAACGCAGATATACCACCCGAGGTTGACGCAATGTGGAGAGGTGCGGAACTTGTAGACAACGGCGTTGAGTTCAACAAAGACACAGCGGCAAAGGCTGAATATTTTGCGGTGGCGTGGATAATTGAAAAAGCCAACGGTGTAAAACGTTTGGTTAGATACTATAAGGGCAAATATGGTTTTGCCTCAAATATCGGAGGCAAGACAAAAGCTTCTGAGGGCGCGCCCGAACATCAGACAGCCAAAGCCACATTTTCAGCCGTATTCCGTGATTCTGACGGTAAAGGATATTACTATATAGATACAGACAATCTGCCTGATGGAGTGACGGAAGAACAGGCTATAGAAAACTGGTTCACAGACCCGAACTGGTATCCATCAGCAACACCGGAACAGGGGGCTTAATCTAATGGCAAAAGATTTAGAAAATATATTGACTATAAAGATTAACGGCAAAGAAGTTCAATCAAGGCCGTTTAACTTTGCTGATTATGCAGATATGCAGGACAAGCATTTAAGAGGATACTCAGGCGCTTGCAAGCTGTGTTATGATGTGCTTATACGCATGTTCAAAGGCACAGCGGCCAACAAGGAATACATTGACACAATGTCTATTGCGGAAAAAGATATGCTGTGCCGGAAATTGCTTGACATATATTTAAACACAATAAGCGAAGTAAACGAACTTATAAAAAACCAGTAAAGTCGGACAGTGACGAAACTTTTAATCTTAATGATATATATGGAGTAATGTATAAGTCAAAAGGGATACTGCCCGACGAGCTTGCAAGACAAAATCCGGTCAAATTAATGGAAATGTTAATATCTTTAAACGAAGACGAGGAGGAAAACTCTGTCACAAATTTGCCTCCCAGTCTCGGCTGGATGAATGGATTATAAAAATATATTGTGCAGTTTTAGGACTGCACAAAGCAAAAAGCATTTTAAACAGTGTTTTTTGCTTTGTGATTGGCACCCTTTAGGGGTGCTTTTTTGTTGCGGAAAGAAAGGCGGGATTATATGAGCGGAAATTTAGGGGAATTAACTGTAAGATTTACGGGTGACGCGTCGTCATTAAGTTCCACTATATCAAAGGTACAGTCGGAATTGTCCGGTATGAACGCAATGTCGCAGAAAGGTGTGAAAAGCATTGCGGAGCAGACCCGGCAAATGGGCGGATATGATAAGATAGTCGCAAAGTCGGCTGAAAGCCTAAAGCAAAAGCGAAGTATATTAGCTGAAACGGAAAAAGCGTATAAGCAAAATACTAAACAGCTGAACGATAATATAAAAGGGCTAAACGGTCAGAAATCGGCTATAGGCAGTCTTATGACTTCAAAAAAAGCTGAGATTCAGGCCTTGGAATCCGCCAATGCAGGACTGAATAAAAATAGTCAGGCGTATAAGGATAATGTTAAGGCAATCCAGTGGACACAGAATGAATATAAAGGATTGCAGAAACAGCACGATGAAGTATCAAAATCAATCCTGAATAATGAAAGCGCACTGAAGAAAGAAAGCGCTGTATACAGTTCTGCAAAGTCGGCTGTAGCTAACGCAAGTCAGCAATATAAGACACTTGCTCAGAATCAAAAAGCTATTGTAGGTATGGAAAAGGCTTTAAATCTACAAGATGTTGGGGAAAGCTGGCAAAAAGCAGGACAGAGCATTGACGCAATAACTAAGCCTATACAGCTTGTAAGTGTTGCCCTTGCGGCTGGGGGTGTAGCTTCTGCCAAATTTGCAATAGATTTTGAAGATAATTTTGCAAATGTAAAAAAGACTGTAGATGGAACAGAGCCGCAGCTTGAGAAAGTAAGACAAGGTATTATAGATTTATCAACAACAGGAATAGACGGCAGAAACGCCATACCGCAAACAACAGCACAGTTGACAGAACTTGCGGCAACCGGCGGACAATTGGGAATTGCTACTGATGAAATAGTTAATTTTACCGAAACTATGGCTCAAATGAATACCGCTACTAATTTGAACGGTGCAGAGGGTGCGGCAATTCTTGCAAAATTTATGAATGTAACCGGTACTGAACAGAGAGAAGTAAGAAACTTGGGCAGTGCTATTGTGGATTTGGGAAACCATTCTGCGACAACAGAGGCAGATATTGCGAGCATGGCTCTTAGACTTGGCAGAACCGGAACTGTTGTCGGTATATCGGCGCAGGACGTATTAGGTTACTCAACAGCGTTGTCGTCTTTGGGAATTGATGCTGAAGCAGGAGGCAGCGCAGTGTCCCGTACGTGGACTAAACTTCAAAACGCGGTTTCACAAGGCGGTGAAGATTTAGACAATTTTTCTAAAATATCAGGTATGTCAGCCGATGAATTTAAGCAGGCATGGGCAGAAAGTCCAAGCAGTGCATTTAATTCTTTTGTAAAAGGTCTGTCACAATCCGAGGATATAATATCCGATTTGCAAAACGTAGGCATAAACGACGTTAGGGAAGGCGACGCAATGAAAGCTCTTGCAACCGGATATGACAAGATGGTTTCAGCACTGCAAAGGGCAAACACTGCATGGGAAGATGGAACAGCGCTCCAAAATGAGTTTGACGCCAAAGCAGAGACAACAGCAAGCCAAATACAAGTTACTAAAAATAATTTGGTTGAAGCCGCACGCGGTATTGGGGAAACATTTTTACCGACAATCAAGAATGTATCCGGCGGAATAAAAGATTTTGCTCAGGATATTGCTAATATGGATGATGACAGTAAGCAAGGACTTATTAATATCGGCACCGGGCTTATTGGTATGGGTGCAGGCGCAAAAGTAATAGCCGGGACTGCAAAGGGAGTAGGTAATTTTGTTGAAACTTTGGGGAAATTAGGAGTTGCGGCACCAACATTAGCTAGTATGGGACCTGTAGCCCTAGCGGCAGCTGGTGGAATTTTGGCTGTTGGTGCGGCGGCTGTAGTTGGTGTAAAAGCTTATCAAGAATATCATGACGCCCAACTCGACGTTGTAAAGGCTACCGACGAACAAATTCAGGCTACTAAAAAGAGTTTAGATACATATACAAAGATACAGGGGTGGAAGTCGGAAGCACAGCAGCTTGAAACTACAATAAAAACTTCTACTGATACGGAAGAGGTAGACAGAGCAAAAAAGAAACTTGAAGAACTAAAAGCCCAGGTTGAGCAAGAATATAATATAACATTAACTGCAAATGATGGTGATTTAAATAAAACACTAGAAAAGTTAGGTAATAGGGCTACAAGCGATTTAAGAGGTCAGCGCGGAGACCTACAGCAACAGATTAATGAAAGCGACTTTAGTCAAGCTGTCAGCAACATGAAAGATTATGATAATCAATTACAGACAGCGCAAAATTCGGTTGACAAATACTCATCGGCACTCGCAAAGTCTAAGGACATCATGTCCGATTATAGGACAGAGCAAAATGAACTAAAATCAGCAGAAAAAAGTATGCCGAGAGATGAATATATAAAGAAACAAAATGAATTAGCCGAAAGTTACGAAAAGACATTAAATGCAATGTATGAAGCTGAGGGGGTCTCTGATAAAGTAAAAGCTCATGCTTTGACAGACCCTTATGGCAACGCTAATATTGATGAGGGTATTGGATATTTAAAATCAGCATTGAGCGACGCGCAGACAGAGGTCAACAATTTATCTGCTGATTTTGACAAATCCAGTGCAGAGGTGGAACAATACAAGGAAGCTGTGAAGGGCGTTGCAGATGTAACAAGTGCTTTAGTGCCTGAACAGCTTGCGAACGGTGAATATTCTCAGGCTTTAAGCGGAATAAAAACAGCTTTGGGTGATGTGAAATCCTATACTCAAGAAATGGGATTTGACAAATTTGCCAGTGACATAACAGAGCAATTAACTGTTGCACAGCAGGGATTTAAAAATATAGCCCAGGTAGCAAAAAGCGGTGATAATGGTATAAGCAACTTTTTCAGCGACTTTGCCAGCAATGCTGCAAAAGCCGGTGCAGGTGCAGACGATATATCTAAATCATTAGCTAGTGCCGGAACCGCTTTAATTGAGAATGGCGCAGACATTAATAATACTGTTGATAAATATATAAATACAAGCCAAAAATTCAATGCAAGCGCAGAAGACACGGCGGTAGGAGCCGCACTTATAAAGAATGGTTTTAGAGATATAGCAAGTGCGGCGGCAACTAACGGCGGCTTAGAGGTAGTAACAGAACAAGCTAATGAACTTGCTAAGTCTATGGGCGTACTTTCCGATAATCAACGTATACATATTACCGCAGAGGGTGATATATCAACAATTACAGAAATTGATGGTAAGTTACAAGAGATAAACGGAAAGAATGTTGATATAAAACTTAATACCAAAACAGAAAATTATGAGGTATTGGACAAAGCCGGAAATAAAATTTCTGAAATTGACGGCAAGACCGCAACTGTCTCGGTTAATGCCAACGGAAACTATGATGTATTGAATCAAGCCGGTATTAAAATAGCCGAGATAGACGGAAAAACAGGACAGGTTAGATTAGAGGTATCAGACGGAGCGACACCAACTGTTGAGCAAATAAACAGTGCAGTTGGGGAATTGGACGGACGCGCGGCAAGGGTTGAAGTAGTTGCTGGCGGAAACTACGAAATTTTTGATAAAACTGGTAACAAAATAGCTGAGATAGACGGAAAAACCGCTAAGGTAAATATTGTTGAGGGTGACACATCAGGATTAGAAGCCGCTGACGAAGCTGAAAAATTAGACGATAATTTTTCTATTACTATTACTGCAGAAGGTGATACAGCGCAAATTGAAGAGGTACAGACTGCGGCTGAAGCTATTAACGGTCAACAATGTACTATTCAAGTTAATGCAGAGGGAAATTATGATGTATTAGATGAGGCTAATAATAAAATAGCTGAAATCAACGGACAAACGGCACAGGTAACAGTTAACGCTTCCGATAATGCTACCCCAATTGTTATAGGTGTGGCGACGAGTATAGGGACTTTACCGCAAAGCACTAATACTCAAATCAACGCTACTGATAACGCAAGTGGAACTATTTCAAGCATAGCCGGACAACTTGCGAGTTTAGACGGAAAAAGCGCAACGGTGACGGTTAATATACAAACAAATGGAACATTGCCTAGAGCCAAAGGCGATAAAAATTTCCCAGGCGGTATGGCAATGATAAATGATGAAAAGGGAACGTCAGACCCTAGGGAGCTTGTTGAATACGGCGGCAGAGGGTATATATTTGAGGGCAGGGACGTTGTACTGCCTTTGCCTGAGCACGCCAAAATTTATACGGCAAAGCAAACAAAACAAATAATGTCAGGCGCAGGAATCCCTCGTTATGCAAGCGGTAAAAATAACGAGGATTGGGAGAACGCTAAGTCTGACAGGGAACATATACGCAAAACCTCATACAACATTATACCAGCCTGGGAAGAGCTTGAATGGCTCGACCAAATGAAACAGAAATTTGCTTCTGACGCTGAGGTTATAAAAGAAATAGAGGAAGAAATAGTCAATTATACAAAAGATCTGTGGAGCCAAAACTTAGAATCAATGGAATTTGCGCTTGATATGGGCTGGACATCTCAAGAAGAATACTATAATAACCTTGCCGTGTTCCGGGATGAAAATTTTGCGCCCGACACGAAGGAATGGAAAGATGCAACGCTCAAGTTACATAAGTACAGTCAGCAGCTTATTGACGACGCAAATAAAACGTCCAAGGCGTATATTGATTTACACGCCAGTATAAACGACTGGGGCGAAATGGGTACAAGCATGGGCGCTGTTTGGCAGACGGTTAACCAGCGTAATGTTCAGGCGGCAAAGGACGGATTAATCACCTGGGAAGATTATTTTGATACCAGGCTTGATTACACAGAGCAATTTTTAGACAGTTATTTAGCTTACTCGGATGACTGGGTAGAGAATGAACAAGAGTATAACAATATGTCGGCTGCTGACACTATAGCGGCAGTTAACAGGCAGAGAAAAGAGGTTGAGGAATATTTTGCAGGGCTCGGAGAACTGACCGACGAAGAAAAGGTAGTCAGAATTAAGGTAGAAGCAGAGCTGGATAAGAAAATGTATGACGCGGTCAGAGACAAATTGAGCGAATGGGAAGACGACGCAGACTGGTATGAGAAGCAAGCCGGAGTATACGGCTGGGATTTTATGCATGATGACAGCGCGACAGATTTTTACCAACGTAAAATTGATGAATACACAAAATGGTCGCAAGATGAAAGCCTGGACCCGACTAAACAGCAATATGCTCGCCGTCAGGCTGACGAAATGCGGCTTGAATTATACAAAGCCACAGAGGACAGATATGACGAAATGCTGGATATGGCTAAAGAACGTATGGACGAGGTCAAGGACTTGCTCGATGACAAGCTGTCAGCTCTGGAAGAATCCTGGGAAGTGGAAGACCGGGCAGAAGATAAGGCTGAAACCCTGTCAGATATTGAGAAATATAAGAATGCTGTCACGATAGAGGGAAAACAAAAATATCAGGAAGCATTAGACAAACTCAAAGAAATAGAGCGAGACGAACAGCGTTATCAGATAGCGCAGGAAAATAATGCCATAATAAAGCAAATGGAAGCTGAATATAAGGCGCTGGAGGACGAAAAGACAAACATATTACAGCAGACAAAGGAAGCAAATTTAAAAGTTGCCTCGGTTGTTGAGCCTCTGGAACAGAGTATAAATTTCAATATGGATAATATGGCCGACAAGATAACAACAGCGATAAAGGAAATTAAGCCGAGTGTAACAATTAATCAAGAAAATACAAACAATTTTTATGACACGACCGATAATATATTGTACAGTAAAAAATATCTAACCGATATGGCAACAGCAGTAGGAGGCTAAAAATGAGACATGGAATAACATTTAGGGGTAAACACAGTAATGATATTGGCGTAATCGTAAAGACCGTTGGAAGGCCGTTTTCCCCTCCGGTAAAGCAGATAGATGAGGAGGTTCAGTATAGAGACGGAAATATTGACTTATCGGAAACAGGGGGCAGATTATATTTTGAAGATAAAGTTTTGGAGCTTGAATTTCAGATGATATGCCCTGATAATATCGCTTTGCAGCGTTCAGCCTCTAAGCTGGTAAATTGGTTAAGCGGTGGTTATGGAGAGCTTATATTTGATGATATGCCAACAGTAAAGTGGATAGCAAAACCTGTTGACCTAGATGATATGAAAATAGAGCTTTATAAAAACAGCAAAGCTACTGTACAATTTAGGTGCCGGCCGTTTAACGACTGGCTGCATGACAGTTCGGGGATACCGCTGGACAGCGACATTATTTTGGACTGTGATTTACCCATAGGAATGGGAGACGAAAACGAAATAAGTTTTCAGGCAGGAACAACAGAAAATACAATGATTTATTATGGCTCAGCACCTGTCAGACCCGGCTGTGAGTTATCTCTGTCTTCTGCCGTGAAAATGCTTGATGTAACAGTCAATGGGGTGATGGTGCGAATAATTCCCGAATCTGAAACTAATATAATTATTGACTGCGAAAAAGCTATTATGCCCGAGATATGTGAGGGAGATTTTTTTGAACTACAGCCAGGAGAAAATACAATAAAGATTATATGCACCGGAGGTCAGGGCGTGCTGAAGTTTGTGTATAATCATAAACTTTTATACGGAGGAGAATTTTAATGAAATTTATAGCAGTATATGACAAAGACACAAAAGATTATAGCGGAAAGGACCGTTTGGGATTTTTAGAGAATGCGAAGGAAATACATATCAGACAGACAATTAACGGGGAAAACGACATTGAATTTGACCTGCCGAACGGTGATGATAAGTGGGCTATTGTGGAACCGGAAAGAATTGTAGGTTATGACGGCAAATACTTCAGAATAAAACGAATTGAAGGGAAGCATATATCTGCTGCAACATTAATGCAGGACGCCTGCAGAACACATATACAACATATAGACGACATGATAAATACCCCTGCGAATAAAATCGTGGAGGGTATTTTTGCAACGACGCCGTATGTGACAGTGCTTACGGAGCAGGAAATCAGAGCGTTGGGGCTTGAACCTGTGACTGACAGTATAGATTTTTTTGAGCAGTCGAAAACTACGCCGATAGGCTGTCTTAATATACTTATGGAGACGCTGAATAAGTACAGAATACACAGTGAAATATATATTGACAACAGAAAGATTGCACTTGTGCGAAAATTGGGGAAAGACAGAGGGGTCAGAATAGACCCAAAATACAATGCCAGGGATATAAAGATTGAATATACAACGTATGGTGTTATAACAAAACTGTACCCATATGGTAAAGATGATTTACCGCTGGGAGAGATACAATATATAAAAAGTCCTAACTATGATATTTTTGGAGAATATGAAGCATTCTGCAACTTTGACGAAATAACAGACGCAGACGACCTCAGAAGCGCGGCAGAGTATCAATTTTCGCCTGATAATATAGACAGGGCGGACGTGCCGAAGTATTCGGTTACAGGCAAACACTTGTCGGTGAAACAGGAAATATTCTTAGGGGATACGGTGACAGTGGTAGACAGGGATAACGGAATAACCTCAAAACAAAGGGTTATAATGGTAGACACATATCCAAAGGCACCGGAAAAGAATAATTTTCAAGCCGGACGACCGTCTATAACTATACAGGAAGGATGGAACACGTCTTTTGCCGCATCGCAGTATTTAAGGCTAAGAAAGAACGGAGCAGCACAAGAGTTAAAAACAAGCGCTCTTGAATTTATGAAAAAGAACACTGACGTAACTGTTGAAAATAACGGAGAATATCAAAAAATAGCGCAGTATAAAACGGGAGCAATGTTCGTGTCCCCTAACGGAATGTACGCTGTCGCAATAATAGACGGGAAAATCAAGATTGGAGCAGCTGACAAAAGTCGTGACGACGGCTGGAACTGGATTGGAGTATTTGGTCACGGTGACGGCAGCGATTGGGCAACGACATATCTATATACCAACTTAATCACCATAATGTCAGAGAATGGAAAACTTAAAATAGAGGACAATCTAATCACAATGTACGACGGAAACGAAGTATTAAGATTCCAGGCAGGTTATAACGGAACCCGATATGTATTTGAGTTATACGACGAAAGCGGTAAAAGGTCGCTATATATGGACGACAACGGAAATTTGACAATTTGCGGTGTGTTTATGACGGGCGAGGACGGCGAAGCAAGAACCGTTATAGACGGCAATGGAATCAAGAGTTATAACGAAAAAAATCAGTTACACGGGTTAGTTAGTAACTTAGATAAAACATGGGGCGATTTAAATATTTTTTACAACGGCAAAGAAATTTTTAGGGTATGTAATGAAGGTGCCGGTTCTGTTGTAGTAAGTTGTATATCAAAAGAAGTAATACGTTTAAGTGATATTAGAAACGCATTAGAGGGTACATGGTATTATAAGGGAGCGGAAATTGCAACAAAAGATGATATAGAATCTCTACAAGCTCAAATTAATGCGTTGAAAGGTATGTAAATTATGAAGATAAACAAAACTGTCAAAATGACAGTTTTTATTGACATTCGTTTATGCTATATGATATATTGATAATAATATATAGCGAAAGGATGTTATTTTATGAAAAAATTTATTTGTGGCCTAGTAATTGGTTCGATTTGTACACTATCAATTGGAAGTCTAGCAAACGGTGTTTGGGACAATATCAGCGTGCTAAAAAATGATATAAATGTAGTTGTTAATGGTGAAACTGTTACAGCAGATAATTTCTTATATAATGATATTACCTATTTGCCGCTTAGAGCAGTATCAGAAGCCCTTGGTGAAAGTGTTAATTATGACGATAAAACAAATACCGCATATATCGGACTGCAAAAAAACAGTGAAACAATAACAGGTAAGTATACTCCACCGAAGGGAATGTTTGAAAAAAATCTTGTAAAAGTTTTTAATGGTCAATATTATTTAACAGAAAATGGAATATTGACATATTATTCTGATTATTTCGACGGAAAAAATACATATGTAATTGGGGATAGAGATACAATGACATTTACTTTTAAATTTTCTGACGGTAGCACTAAAATTTTACCTATAGTGCTTATTGAGAGTATTGGAGGATATGGAATATTGTACGACACTTTTGTTGATGAAATATTACCATTAATGAAATAGGGAGAGCTGTATTTTTCTAATTGCTTTCTGTAAGGTGTAAGGACTATCGCTCAAAAATGAGCGATAGTCCTTTATTGCCAATAATTGAAATAGAAAATATAAAAAAAGAACAACCTCAATTACTGCCCAGTAAAAGATTGTTCTACGCAATTTAAAAAGACAGAAGTCTCTATTTGAATTTAGTATATCACACATAGAGACTTCTGTCAATAAAAATATTGGTATAATATAACACTTATATATTTTTGCGGTCGCACTACACATGAGTGTGTGAATTTAAATAAAATATGGACTTTTGTACAAATTTGTACAAAAGGTTAAAACCCTATACAGGGATACATGGATTTGAATTATTTTAGGTTGTTGCAAAAAACGCAACAACCTTTTGTCGTATACTATATGGGTACATGGATTTAAATGTTGCCACTTGTGGCAACGGTAGTAAAGCCCAAACGTCGCACCCCATGTGGGGTGAGTGGATTTAAATTGACTATTACTCATTTTTGAGTAATAGGGTTGACGGTCGCATTTCGTGTGTGTGGATTGAAAAATATGAACGTCCAAAAGGGCGTTCTTTTTATGTATATAAAAAAAGAAAGGGTGATAAAATGGCAAAGCACAACATAAACGAAAACTATAACGGTCAAACGAAATTGCGACATTGGTGGACAATGATAAGAGATAATCTGTCAAATCTGATGGGGTGGTACAACAGCCATATAGACGGCACGGCAGATAGACACAGGGCGGAGGATATAGACTACGACGACAGCGGCACTGTTAAGGAAAAAATAAATAAAATAGATATGTCTCTGTTTAAGCAGACAAATAAATTGCCCGATGAAATATTAACACCGGGCTTTTATTATGGGGGAGGTGTTGTTAATGGTACGTTAGGAGGCAGCGGCACATATTGGTTTGCAATAGAGATATATCCGGTTTTTACAAATCTATTGCAGATACTTCATCAAAATGTTAATGGGGAGTGGACAACATACTACAGAAATGTTTCAGGCTTAGAAAGTGATACTCCGCAGTTTACGGAATGGGTGCGGCTGGCGAAAATATCTGATGTAACTGCATTAAGGACTGAGGTTATTAACCAAATAGCTAATGAAGTTAACACTCGTATTGAGGCAGACGAAACTATAAGAAAAGAAATACCGGTTAAAACAATAGAGAACATAACCTCAGAAACCACAGATAACAGCAGCTATGTAACGCCGCTTGTAGTTAAGAATGCTATAAATAATCTTGTGGAAAGCTCTGAGGAAATAAAAAACATTGCTGACGCTTTAGTCCACAATGCGTATGCGGTGAATAAGCTTCATGAAAACCTTGAACTTAGTTTGGTTGTTCCGGAGCCTACAGCAAACAGTGTTGTAATGACAACAGATTCAGACGGAAAATATAAATTCTCTTTTACTTTTCATAACGCGTATATAGATTCAAACGGACTATTTGATAATGGTTTCAGCAGTCAGATTAATAACACGTTTGAAATAAACATGCTCGGTACAATAGAGTTTGGCATAAGATATTATTTATATCTTGAATGGGATTTGATGCGAGATAAATTTACGATGTTTGGCACGACGGATAATTTTGGGACAAACCTGGATATAGAGTATCTGCAATTTTATGTAGGCCAGTTTACCGTTGTGGATGAAAGAGCAGTTGATTATTATGATGAGCAGGAAAAATCATCAATCAATATTATACCAATGATAGGGAATTATCTGTCGAGACTGGATTCAAAGTGTAATGAACTGCAAAGAGACATGGGAAAAAAGAATACGGCGGTATTATTTCAGCAAATAGGTAAGTCAGAGAGATTCAGCATTAATCAGTCTACAGGGGATTGGGTGGTAGGATATAGCGTACCGAAAATTAATATTATAGACGATACATACGGTAATTTTATACTGCCTTCTAACATTATAGATATTGGAGACACCAAAACTAAATTTGGGACTGAGAAAAAATATTGTTATGCTTCTTACACACTCAACACTGATAACTTATCAGGTGAAATAAGCGGTTCTGATATGACAGTAACATACGGCTTAAAAGATGCAAAGGGAAAGCCAAACAGCTATATGGAGATAGAGGACGAAACGAAACTGACAACTATTAATATCTATCTTGGGACTGTTATATTAAACGCAGAGAATGATTTGCTACCTGACGGAACTGTTAGTGTTATTTATTCGGGAAGTGAATCTGCAAATGAAAACGTGGAAATTAATCTGCTAAAGATTTTCAATACATCCGGTATTATAACCGGTGAATTTGTTGAGGTTACTGCAGATGAGGTAAGCGCATTATTTTAAATAAGTAAAAAATAAATTAAATATATTAAATAAAATTATGGAGGTAATATCATGGCAACAAAAATTTTAGGAATGGAAGCATTAACAAAGTTAGTAGAAAAGATTAAAAGTGTATCCACAGCGATACCAACCAAACTCAGCCAGCTTACAAACGACAGCGGCTATCAGACGAGTTCACAGGTATCTACTACAGTTACGAATGCAACAAAGGATTTAGCGGCAAAAACTGATGTAGGAACATTAACAACCTTGACGACAACGGCAAAAAATAACCTTGTGGCAGCGATTAACGAAATAGACGAACATCAGGATTCAACTGCTTCGATAGTAGGAGGGCAAGCAGAGATTATTGATGGATTAGATGCCCGTATTGGTGCATTGACAGACCTTAACACAACCGCAAAAGGGACTTTAGTTGCGGCGATTAATGAAGTTAAGGCGAGCGCAGACGGGAAAATGACATCGTCTCAGGTTGATTCAAAAATTACGGCTGCAAAGGTAGGGTTAGCAACAGAAACATATGTAAACAACAAGGTTTCAAGCGTATACAAGTATAAGGGGAGTAAGGATACATATGCGTCGCTTCCGACAACGGGAAACACAGTTGGAGATGTATGGAACGTTGTTGACAAGAACGGACAAAACTTTGCGTGGACAGGCTCGGCATGGGACGCTCTTGGCGAGACTATAGATTTAAGCGGATATATGAAGAACGACGAACTGCAGGAAATCACGGCTGCAGAAGTAGAGGCTTTATTTAACTAAACCTGGAGGGATATAGATGGCGACAAAGATTTTAGGAATGACAGCGCTGACAAAGTTAGTAGATAAGACAAAAAAGTATGTCAACGATAAAAAGCTGATAAATGTGATGGAGGGTACAAGCGCAGAGGGCGCTTACTCTGCTGTCATAGGAGGACAAGGGGCGGTCCCAGGAGTTTGTTCTGTGTCATTGGGCGGTTATTCTAATGCTGTAAATGGTGAGAGGGCAGTAGCAATAGGCGGCTGGTCTCTGCTCTGCAACGGATATAACACGGTATGCGGTAAAAATAATTTAGAACCAACAGCCGGATATTATTCTCATAATAACGGCGACGGATTTATAGTTGGAAACGGGACTTTAAGTTCCCGTTCCAACGCTTTTCGTGCAGCGTACAGCGGTGATGTGTATGCGATGAAGTCAATAAACGGAACAGGAGCCGACTATGCGGAGCTTAGAGAATGGTCAGACGGAAATCCTGATAATGAGGACAGATGCGGACTGTTTGTATGCTTTGACGGTGAGAAGATACGGCTTGCAAATTCAGAAGACCCAAAAGACTTACTCGGAGTTATATCAGGAAATCCGTGCATAGTTGGAAACAACTATGATGACCAGTGGAGCGGTAAATATAAGAAGGATGTATTTGGCCGGTTGCTGACTGAGCATGTAATGTGGGATGAAGAAACAGATGATAATGGCAATATTATAACACCTGCAGGTGAGGGAGATGTGTATATTCTATCGGAAGACTACGATCCATCGCAAAGTTATATACCAAGAAAAGACCGCCCGGAATGGGGATATATGGGAACACACGGAGAACTGGTTGTTATAGACGACGGCACATGTAAAGCACAAGGCCGATGCAAGCCTAATGACGAGGCAAAAGCAACGGCGGCGGAAGACGGTTTTTATGTGCTTGGGCGGATAGATGATAACCATATTAAAATATTTGTGAGATAGGTTGGGGGATAATGACATGGTTTTGGACAGCACAATAATAGTTGGGGTGCTATCATTAATAGGTACGCTCATTGGCTCATTATCAGGGATATTTGCAGCGAATAAGCTCACTACATATAGGATAGGACAACTTGAAGAAAAGGTAAATAAACATAATAATTTAATAGAGAGAATGGTAGCCGTTGAAGCGTCAGCTAAGTCAGCTCACAAACGGCTTGATGAACTGAGCGAGGAGGTGAAAGAGCATGAGTAATGTAACTACAGGAACAATAGCAAGAACCATAGTATTAATATTAGCACTAGCAAATCAAGTATTGGCTATGTGCGGTAAGCAGGTGCTTAATATTGCAGACGATGATATATATCAGACGGTCAGCCTATTATTTACAATTGGTGCGTCTGCTGCAGCATGGTGGAAGAATAATAGTTTTACACAAAACGCCATAAATGCAGATAAATTTTTAAAAAAACAAAATGAAAAGGAGCAATAAAATGACAGAAAAAAATTTTTTTAAACTAATAAAATCAACAATAGTTAGTTACTATAATAAAAATGTAAACAAAACTGACAACAAAATAATTACAGAAGATGATGTTTATGTAGTGTGGAGTTGTAAAACTCTACAAAATTATAAAGCATTGGCTTCCACGACTGTGCCAGACGGAATATATTATGAAATTACACACAACGGAAATAAAAACGAAACTTATTTTGATGTGTATGAAAGATTGGAAAATTTTGTTGTCCAACAGATTGAAAGTGAGGATTAAAATA